AAAAGAAGGAACCCTATCGTTCTGTGTGATCAAGCACAAAAAACAATATCTATGCATTCAACACACATACAGTTCCTGGTGGATCAATACGGTGTTGCCAACGTGGCCTGGTTCATCCGCCTGATGAAACGTGGCACACCGCCGGAGCAACTGGCCAGCTATTGCGTGCCCAACCCGCAGGACAGCAGGCGCGACGGTGTTTTCCGGGCCTTGCAGTATGCTTCGACCGTGCCCAACTCGATGCTGCCTCCCGAGATCCTAGGAGCCTTGAAGCCATGACCCAGCGGGAATACGCCAAGCACGCCGGTGTTTCACATGGCTACGTCACACAACTGGCTGCAAAGGGGATGCCTATGCATAGTCCCGAGGCCGCCGATGCCTGGCGCAAGAAAAACATCCGGGCCAAGTCCACGACGCAACACATAGAATCGCCACCCACACCAGAACCCACCGCAATCGAACAGGAAGGCCCCTACCGCCCCGCGGAAGCCTCGAACCCTATCGACACAGCCACCGCGGCTATCGACTCACCACAGGGCGCCTACGAGCGGCAGAGGCAGATCGAGCGTGCGGCCTACGACCTGGCTGTCGATGCCCTCCGGGGCGGTCGGGCCGATGCAGGCCGCCTGGTCGCCATCCATGCAGCCGCGGCAAAGAACCTGACTAGCGCCCGTGACGAGGTGATCGCCCAGGCCGAGAAGGAGCGGCGCCTTGTGTCCGGCGACTGGGTGCGCCGGGTGATGCAGGAGCACGACGGGGCGGTGGCCTCGTTGCTCAAGGCCATGCCCAAACAACTTTCTGGCCGGATCTCACCGCACGACCCGGAGCACTGCGAGATCGAGCTGACCAGGTGGGTGCAGGAGGTGGCGCTCAAGACACTACACAACACCGACCCATGGAAATCCTGACCGACCTCCAGCGCAGCCTTCTGGACTACCGCCGGAGCCTCTATCGCCCGACCCCGCAGCAGACGGTGGTCGAATGGTCCGAGGCCAACCTCCGCCTGACCCAGCGGCAAACCGAGCACCCCGGGCCGTTCTCGACGTCTGTCAGGCCGTACACCCGGGAGCCGATGGAGGACTGGAAGAACCCATCGGTCTCCGAGGTGACACTGTGCTGGGGATCCCAGACATCCAAGACCACCACCCTGATGGCCGGCCTGGCCTGGCTGATCGCCAACGAGCCCAGCCCGGCCTTGTGGTTGATGCCTTCCGAGAATCTTGCCCGATCCTTCTCGAAGTCCCGCTGGCTTCCCATGCTGGAGGACAGCCCGACCATGTTGGAATGCTTCCCGGCCGAGGCAGACAAGATCACCAACCTAGAGCAAAACTTTACCCGGTCGACCCTGACTTTTGTCGGATCCAACAGTCCGGCAAACCTTGCCTCTCGTCCGGTCCGGGTGCTGATCGCCGACGAGGTCGACAAGTTCGCCGAGGCCACCAGCAAAGAAGCCGACGCCCTCGACCTAGCCGAGCAGCGCCTGAAGAGCTTCAGCAGTTCCAAGGCATTCATGACTTCGACGCCCACGGTGGTCGAAGGCCGGATCTGGCAGCGCTTCCTGCGCGGCGACCAGCGGCGCTACTACCTGCCCTGCCCCCACTGCCGGGAGCTGATCAAGCTCGAGTGGCGGCAGGTCACCTGGGACGACGCCAAGACCGAAGACGGCAAGCACGACCTGGCCAAGATCCGGGCCTCGGCCCACTACGTCTGCCAGCTCTGCCTCGGTAAGATCACCGACGCCCACAAGGTGGCAGCCCTCCGGCACGGCCAATGGCGCCCGGAGAATCCCAACTCCATGCCCGGTGTTCGATCTTATCACCTGTCGAGCCTCTACAGCCCCGACCGCAAATGCACCTGGGGACACCTGGCCGTGGCCTTCCTCGAGGCCAAGGCATCCATGGCCGGCCTGCAGGGCTTCATCAACGGCAACCTGGCTGAGCCATGGGAGCAGCAGGACGTGCAGCAGGAACGCCCCGAGGCCTCGGCCGCGGTCACGATCACCGGAGGACGCCGCTACCTGACGGCAGACGTCCAGGCTGTGGCGCCGTTCTTGTGGTGGGTGTGCCGGGAATGGAAAGACGGCAACTCCACCCTGGTGGCTGCCGGCCATGCCGACGACTTCGCTGCCCTCAGACGGGTGCAGGTGGCATTGGAGGTGCACGATATGGATGTGGGCATCGACTCAGGCTTCAACACCCAGACGGTCTACGATGCCTGCGGCGCCTATTCCTCGGTGACCTCCAACCCTATCAGCTACCCGTGCGGCCTGCGATTCCCACCGGAGGGCGGTCTCCGAAAGCCTGCCCTGGTAGGATGGCTGCCGCTCAAAGGCCGAGAGACCGGCGCCCGGTTCACGACATCCTCCGGGGCGGTGCACCCGTTCGGCCTGTCGACATCTTCCTCGATGCGGACCGACGTGGTGCAGCCCCTCCTGGTGTTCGACACCGAGCACCTGCGGGATATGCTGTCCAGGCTGCGGAAGGGCGACATCGACCGGGAATGGGGCGTCCACAAGGAGCCGCCCAGCGTCCAGGCCGAAGGTGCCTATGTGGCCGATCCGGATCTCTACTGGCGTCACCTCGACTCCCACCTGCTACGGCCCCAAGCCAACCGAGCCGGCCGGATCAAACACGTCTGGGTCAAACGCAACCAGAAGTGGCCCGACCATCTGCACGACTGCGAGATCATGCAGCTCGCCATGGTGATGCTCTGGAATGACCTCACGTCAAGTGATGTCCAGTCTTAGCTAAGCTGTTGAAGAGCCGGAAAAATGTGAAAGCCTCCAGCCCGAGGTGTTCACTTTCACGGTCGCAATCAAGCGTGCCTATCTTCGCAGTGTCTACAGCGCCCTCGGTGGCGCGACACTGCTGGCCGCCCTGACCTCAAAGGTCATTGCCGCGGCCTCGGTGATTGAATCCGGCCAGGTTGTTCGGTCGACATCTTCCTCGGATGTCTCAGTCGAATTCGCAGAGCCCGGCAAAGGCGCCCCCACCCCGTCCGAAATGGTCGAGATGTGGGAAAGCCTCATCGCCGACTACGAGCTGGCGGTCTATCTACTCGGCCAGGACGGCATCGCAGCCCCTACCGACACCCAGGTTTTCAACAAAATGATGGCTGTCGTCCTGGTCGCTGTGACCAGTTACGGCGGTGACTTCTCGAACTTCCGTCGAGAGGGCGCCATCAGAACGGGGATGACCTAATGGGATTCCTCGACAACATCCTGGCTAAGTTTCGGTCGGCCCCTGTCGACCGCTACGAGGGTGCGTCCAACTCGATCCGGCGTTCCTTCCTCGATACCAGCTACACCTCGGTGCGGTTCGACGTCACTGCCTCAACCCGGCAGCAGATCGTTCGAAAGTCCCGATTCTTCGAGCAGAACAATGCGGTGATGAACCGCCTGGGTGACCTGTTCGAGAACTACACGGTCGGCAGCAACTTCTCGGTGCAGCCGGCTTCCTCGAATCCCGACTGGAATCTCCGAGCCAAGAAATGGTGGGATACCTGGAGCCGCTACCCTGACATCGGATCCCGGCAGTCTTTCGGAACTCTGATGAGCCTGGCCGCCCGTGGATGGTTCTACGATGGCGAATCCTTCCTGCTTCTGACCAAGGGCGACTCTGGCCGACCACGTCTGCAGCTCATCGAGCCTCAACAGGTGGCGACACCTACCGGCCAGGAGCAATCTCCGGACATCTTCGATGGAGTCCGGTTCGATACCAAGACGGGCCGCGCTCTTTCCTACTTTATTGGGCAGGAAACGAACCAAGGCCAACTCACCGAGATCCGGTCAATATCTTCCGACTCCATCGTCCACATCTACGAGGCCCAGCGTGCCGGCCAGCTCCGCGGCCTGCCATTCGTGGCGTGCGTCATTAACGACCTGCACGACCTGGACGACCTTCAGAAGCTGGAAATGGAATCCTGCAAGCTCGCCTCCAGCGTGGCCCAGGTGATCAAGACCAGCTCCGGTGAGGTGCAGGCCAGTAGCCTCCGTTCTGGTGTGGTTGGAAGCCAGGGCACCGCCCAGACCTACTACGAGAATGTGTTCGGCAGCACGGTCAAAGTGCTGAAGTCCGGGGACGAGTTCGAGCAGTTCCAAGCCGACCGCCCCAACGTCAACATGCGAGAATACTGGCGCAGCCTGACCGAGAAGGTGTGCGCCGGCGTTGGCATCCCTTACGTCCTGGTTTTCCCAGAAGGAATGCAGGGCACGGTCTACCGTGGCGCCCTGGATATGTCTTCAGTGTGGTTCCGCAGCCGTCACCAGGTGATGGCCTCGGCCGCCCGTAGGATCTGGGAGTATGTGATGGAATACGCCATCCGTACCGATCCCAGCCTGCGAGATTCTCCCGACGACTGGTACGAGGTCGCTATCCAGGCACCCCGGGCTCCCAACGTCGACGTGGGCCGCAACTCTGCTGCACAACTCGCTGAGCTAGGCGCTGGTGTTACCACCTACGACGAGATCTACGGCGCCCGAGGCATCGACTGGCGATCCGCCTTGGAGGCCAAGGCTCAGCAAGCCCGGTACATCCAAGACCTGGCCACTAAGTACGGCCTCGATGTCTCTGAGATCTCGACCGCCCAGAAGCAGCCTATCGCGCCCGAGCCAGCTGAGATGGCTGCCGAGGCAGAACCCTCTGGGACAATGCCTGAGGAGATCCCAGCCCAACCCATCCAGGAGGTGGTCGCTGTGGCTAAGAAACGGAAACCCAGAGCCAAGAAATCAGAATGACCAAGATCAACAACTGGCTTTCCTACCAGCCCCGGGCCTCGGCCTCGGAGCCGGCCACCCTCCAGATCTTCGATCAGATCGGTGAAGACTGGTTTGGTGGATCCGGAATCTCGGCCAAGGCCTTCAGCCAGGCCCTGCAGGACGTCGGCCAAGGCCCTCTGGTGATCGAGATCAACAGCCCTGGCGGCAACGTCTGGGACGGCCTGGCCATCTACAATATGCTGCGAGGCCGGCAGGCGCCTGTCACCACCCGGGTGGTTGGCATCGCTGCCTCGATTGCCTCAATCATTGCCCTGGCCGGTGACACTGTTGAAATCGCCGATGCCGCCTTGTTCATGATTCACGACCCCTCCGGAATGGTGGCAGGCACCTCGGAGGAAATGAGGAAGATGGCCGATGCTTTGGATCAGCACGCCGAGGTGCTGGCTGGTATTTATTCGAAGGTCACCGGCCGCCCGACCTCTCAGATCCGGGCTGCAATGAAAGAGGAGACCTGGTTCACCGCCCAGGAGGCCATCCAGTTTGGCCTGGCCGACAAGATGACCGAGGAGCAGATGGCCATAGCCGCCTGCTGGCATCCCCGGGCTGTCACCAAGACCGCTCCCGAGACTGTCCGAAACAACCTCCGCCGCGGCCTGGAGCAGTACGCCGAAGGCCTCGCCGGTGATGGCCTTGAGAAGCAGACTGTCCTGGACGCCGAGGCCCTGGTGGCCGGTGAGGCGCCCACCGAGGACAAGATCCGCACAGCCA